CAAGAACGAAAGCTACACGACCAACTTTACGATCGTCAGCAAAGACCGCATACGACTCCAGCTTCCGATCTTCGGCATCGGAGAGGAAGACAGTCCGGCCACGCGAGACGTGCGCGGCCACCTGCTGGATGACAGCATGGAGGACAAACGGGCGTACATCGACGTAACGCCGGATCATGTGATGGTAAGCTTCCCGACTTCAGAAGATGGATCGGACCCGCCGGCCACTATCAAGGTCACAAAAGATGGCGTGGAGATCGACCATCCGAAGACCATCAAACATCACGGAGGCAGCAAGGGTGTTGCCCGGTTGGGGGACACCGTCGAAGTGACGATCAACGTGCCGACCATTGGAACTGTAACCGGAACGGGCACAATTACGTCCGCATCGGATAAAACGCTGATTGACTGAAAGGGGGTATCGGTATGGCACTCGTCAGCCGCTCGACGCTGGAGCTTAAACGTGTGTACCGGCACACATTCGACCTGAAGAAGCAGGGGCAGGGTACGATCGCCATGCATACGCTCGTCGTTAACCCGGAGGATTTCACCCAGACGGAGCCGGCGCGTGTCAACGTCACGGAAACCCTCGGCGGGGCTTACGTGACGGACTTCGGAAAGGGGCTTCCTGTCGTCACCATTACCGGGACAACCGGCTACAGGCAGCGCACGACAGCCGAAGGAAAGCTGATGGATGGATTCGAAGCGTTCATCGACTTCCGAAACAAGATTTACCGCGGGCTTATCGAAAGCAGCGACCCGTCGCTGGCGCTTTACTGGTACAACTGGGAGGACAACGAGTTCTATGAGATTCAGCCGACCGAATTCCGGCTTCAGCGCAACAGGGAGCAGCCGCTGCTTTACCGGTATGAGCTGAAGTTCACGTGCATTAATCGACTGAACAGCGCGAAATCCGAAAAGCCGGATTATCTGGACACGACAGATACGATGGTGTCGCTGGGTAGAGCGATTGGGCTTGCGATATCGAACGTCAGCGAAATCTTGACCACCCTGACCGGAAGGAGCGAGTGACGATGCCGCTCGATACCTTTTATCTTCCGAAGGAATCCATAAGCTACATCAACTATCCGGTCCTTCGGGAGCAGCAGGCCAACATTGAAGCTATTTTGATGTACGCATTGAGGGTGCATAGCGCGCTGTCTGACTACAACGAGAACACAGCCAACCGGATAGACCTTAATGCTGACGAGCTGCGCGAATACATCGACCTTTGCCGAAAGACTTGCGCGGCAATGGGAACTGCGGAACGCGTTCCATTCGATGTCCTGATCGAAATCCGCAACATCATGGCGGACCTGATGAAGCTCCACTACAAATACTCGGTCTTCGGAAGTTCGATGTTCGGAACGCCGACGAATCTGACCACTTCGGAAGGGAGTGGCGTATAATGCCAATAGAGCATGTCTTGACCGACATCGACAATGTACACAATCTGGCCGCACGATACAACGTGCCGTGGGAGGACATCGTATCCTACAACGGGCTGGAGTATCCGTACACGCTGACCTCGATCGAAGCTTATCGGAAGCTTTACGCCAGCGGGTACCTGAAGATCACCCGGGCGCTGGCAACGACGGAAGTGACGATCTACGCCGGGTCGACCTTCATGACCGAAACCGACTCGCAGGGGATTCAGAAGGTTTACGAGATGGTCGAGGACCTGTACATGCCGGCCGGAACCTATACCGGGTATGCATTTGTGCGCTGCACGCTGTATGGGACCTTCGGAAACACCATTCAAAATACGATCATCCTGCGTGGGAACGTTCGGTCGAGTCTGGGTCCGTTCCTCAGCGAACTTACGGTCACGAATGAGCAGCCGTTTACTAACGGGACGGACGCGAAAGTCCGCATCACTGGCCAGACGCTGTTGATCCCGACGCCGGACGACGTAATCGACGGCGCCCATGCCCAGTACAACGCAGACAACTACCTGAACCAACTAGGCGGTGAAGACTTGGCCGTCGACGTTGACGGAGAAATCCGGGACGACGGCCTCGGCGACCTCGGATCGGTTATCGGCGTCGATAATATCGCGCAGGCCATCCGCAACCGGCTCATGTGCCGGAGAGGCGGTCTTCCGAAGCACCCGGATTACGGAAGCGACCTTCACACGCTGATAGGCAAGGCGCAGCTTCCGTACATCAACAGTCTGGTCTCCGTTTATATCAACGAGGCCTTGCTTTCTGACGACCGGATCGCGTCCGTGTCCGTCGACCGAGTGCGTATCAGCGGAACCGTTATTTACGTTGACCTGACCGTTAAAATCGTCGATTCGGATCAGGCGCTGACCTTGCAGGATATGGTCCTGAGCTTCGAATAAAGGGGGAACCGCATCATGGCATTTGAGCGAAAGTCCATGGAAGTCATTGTGCAGCGCATGGTCGACTGGACGCGTGGCGCATCGACAAAGTTCACAGACTTCCGTGTCGGATCGCGCATCCGCACGATGTATGAAGCCGTTGGACTCGTCGTGGAGGAATATTATGACCGCGTCCACCGCGCCATGAAGACGATGATCGAGCAGAACGTCTACGCGGCAATGGGCTTCGAGAAGCAGCCGGCGGTGTACGCAACAGGCGCGGTCACCTTCAGCCGGACGACGCCGGCCGACACAAACTACCTGATCCCGGCCGGCACCATCGTCCGCACGAGAGCGACGGCCACGTCGGCCCCGGTCAACTTCCGAACCACGGTTGATGCCGTCATTGCAGTCGGCCAGACTTCGGTTACGGTTCCGGTTATCTGCCAGACGCCCGGGACCGTCGGCAACGTAGACGCCGGCACCATTACCAATTTCCTGACGAAGCCGACCGGTGTGGACGCGGTTACGAACGCGAACCCGCTGAGCAACGGTCGCGAGGAAGAAACGCCGGACGAGCAGAAGTCGCGGTTTCAGAAGTTTATCAGCTCGCTGTCCCGCGGAACGCTACCGGCTATCGAGTACGGCGCGACGACCGCCGTCATTACGGATGAAAACGGGGACGTGATTGAGCGCGTGGTCGACGCCCGAGCGTTCGAGTTCATCCCTGAGCGGTTAGGCGAGGTCGACGTGTACATCTGGAATGGCGTGGGGCAGGCTTCACAGGACCTGATCGACGAAGTGCAGAAAATTCTGCACGGCTACTACGACAGCAACGGCAAGCCGGTCTACGGCTACAAGCCGGCCGGCATCATGGTCACGGTGTACTCGGCATCCGCAGCCGACGTGTATATCAGAATCAACATTAAGCCGGAAGACGGCGTCGAGCTGGAAGAACTGAAGCCGTACATCGAGCGTGAGATCGCGGACTTCTTCTCCGCCCTGAAACAGGGCGATACGCTGATTCAGACCGCGCTGGAGACTCGTGTGAAGCTCATTGACGGCATCTACGACGTGAAGATCGAGCTCTCCACGGACGGTGAGACTTACTCTTACGACAACATCACGGCCGGTACGACGGAGATTCTGGTGCCGCACGCGCCGTACACTTACGAGCTGATATCGTAAAAGGAGGGGTGATTCATGCGTATCCTTCAGAAGCTTCTCGACAATCTGGGCGATCTGTGGAACACCCTTCCGAAGGAAATCCCGCTGTTCACGATCGAAAAGGGTTCCGGGGCGCACTCCATGGTAACGGTCGACGGCGGCATGATGTATCTGCATAGCTCGCCTTTCCACCCGGGAATTCCACAGCGGCAGGAAGTGTGCCTCGACAAGATGACGGCGGAAGAATTCGTCGACACGCTTCAGGACATGGGGTACGTTGTGCAGTACACTTCCGAAGCCCTTGAACATGGACTTAACGTGCACAAGCCGTTTATCCTAATCGAGATCGAGAACGCCCCGCTGACGGCCACGCTGACGTCGTACACGTCGAATCTGTGGCAGATCATGTACCCAATTTACCGGGTGCTCCGGGACGTGGAGTTCGACACTTCCGAAGCCCTCAAGGCGCTCTATCGGTCGCTGGCCGACGGCGAATGGCTCGATTTCTGGGCAGATTTCTTCGCCATCAAGCGTGAGCCGGGCGAGTCCGACAACGATTTCAGCCGCCGGTTTACGATGTGGCTGTTCAATCCGAAGACCAATAACGTCGCGTTGGAGGAATTGCTGGCGTACCGGCTTCAGGACACGAACATCGAGATTCGTGACCGCGGCCCGCTCCAGTTCGAGCTCATCGTCGGGACGAAGTACATAAACGACGCCAGCGACCTTCACCGCATCCTTCGCGAGACCAAAGGCGCCGGCATTGAGTACTTCCTACGCTACCAGTCGGAAATACTGGAAGAATTCTACCCGGTTTACTGGTCGGACGCACACGGTATGCCGTTTACTCACATGGACGGCGGCCAGCCGAGTATGCTCACGCTGTTCAAGCCGTTTGCTGAGGATAAGTACGAAGTGGATTCCGAAGAAGGCATGCCGGCCATCACGACGGGCGCTGAAGATGCGTTTCCGACTCCGCCGGAATCGAACCTGAACATATCGTTCGAAACGAACAGCAGCGAAACGCGGGGCGAGCATGAGCTGCTTGCACCGTCCAGCTTGCAGCAGGATGTGGCGGCGATTACGATTACCGTCGACGGGAACATCGTCGAAACCATCATCGTCTGACTTCCGAAGGATAGCAGCTTTTTCATTGCATGCATCGATCGGAGGCGGTATGCTATCCCATAGAAGGCAAACTTCCGAACTACGGATTTTGAAAGGAGATATGCGCAGTGGCATCTGCTCGTGCGTTTGCGGAGAAAGGGGCAAATAAGGTGAAAGGCTTCGTCAGCATCATCCAGCACAAGGAGCCGTTGGAATTCATCCCATACGGCGACGGAGACCCTACTCATGGGTACTTCCGAATCCCGGAATCGGTCATGTCCGAGCGCCACATGAAGAACATGATCGTTAATCAGGCGTCTGTCTTCATGGCAAAGCGTATGCGTCCCGGTACGTCATGGGGTTCCGGTATCGGCTATCTGGAGATCGGGACTGGCGTCGGAAGCGGTTCGACGCAGAGCCCGGAACCGGAAGACCCGGCACAAACCGGACTGCGTGAGCCGCTGGTTCGGAAGGCAATTACGTCGTGGACGTGTCTGGATGAAAACGGTGACCCGACGGCCGAGGATACGAACGTACTTCAGTTCACCACGACATTTACCGAAGAAGAAGCCGTCGGCGCTCTAGTCGAAATGGGCCTGTTCGGCGGGGATGCGGATGAGAACATCGGCACTGGCATGATGTTCAACTATAAAGTATTCCCGGTCATCAACAAGGACGAGTCCATGCAACTTACGATTGTCTGGAAAGTAACGTTCTAAACCGACTTACGAAGGGAGGATAGATCATGCCGACTTTTGACAGACAGGATAAGTTCTCCCCGGACAAGGCCTTCAGCCGCGTTGTCTGGGGAGAGCGGTCAAAAGTGCTCGAAACCGAGCTTTCGGAAATGCAGAAAATTCTCCAGCACCAAACCTTGGCGCTGGGTGAGGCAATTCTTTCGAATGGTTTCGTCGACGAGCTTCCGAACATCACATATGAAAACGACGAGCTCACAATCGATCCGTGCGCTTTCGTAATTGACGGGTTTGTGTACCGCGTACAGAGCCCGCTTGTCCTTTCGCAAGTGCAACCGGAGAGTACCGTGTATATCGAGGTTTCGGAAGCTGAGGTTTCGTATCAGGACACGATCCGAAAAGACGGCAACTACACGGACGGCGGCGAAGACCTGCCGGATAACGGCATCCTTGACCCTGACTTTGGCGTCGAGACAACGCGCCGCGTGCAGTGGCAGATTCGCCTCGTAACCGACGATTCCGACGAGAGCAAGCGATACCTGCCTGTGTGTACGGTCCACGGAGAAAACGCCGGTGTATGGGAATACGAGGACCTACGACAGTTGTGTTCCTTGAAATCTACGTACGATGTGGCACGGAAGGCGGAAGTGGATGCAGTACAAACGAATCTTAACAATCATGCCAACGCCACCACCGGCGTCCACGGCGCCACGTCAGCGGCCACGCCGAATACGCTCGTACAGCGCGACCCGGCAGGTCGCATGAAAGCAGGGGCACCGTCTGCGGCGGACGATGTGGCGCGGAAGGCGGAAGTGGATGCGGTTCTGTCAGCGGCATCTACCGCTGTAAATGCAGGGTATAATGAAGACCCGAACACGACCCAAAAAGCTTACATTTTGACGAATCATGCCAATTCTCCCATCGGGGGAACGTTCTGGCATATTCGGACGTTTTTCTACGGTTCTTTGACCGGCAACCGAGCGCAAATTGCGATTCGGTACGCTAATACTGACCAAATGTTCATTCGGAGATACAATGACGGAGTATGGGCGCCGTGGGTAGAAGTCGTGACTGCTGAGAGGGGATTTTTCAACACTGATTTGGTACTGCCCAACGGGAAGGGGTTATACGTAAGAGACACTAACGGCAACGTTCAACTCGTGGGTGCCATTAACGATAGCAATCTTATACTGCTCGGTGACCCTGATTTGCCCACCTATATCCGCGGCACTGAAGTAAAAATAAACGGTAATACGGCATGGCATTCTGGCAACGATGGAGCCGGAAGCGGCCTCGACGCGGATTTGCTGGACGGCAGACAACCAAGCACATCCGCATCCGCGAACACGATTGTTCAGCGGGACGGGAGCGGACGTGCGAAGTTCGCGGCGCCTGTGGATTCTGATGATGCGGCGCGGAAGGCAGAAGTGGATGCGACAATTAGCGGCAAAGAGATTCCCGGAAACGATGCAAATAATGCTATCAAGACGGGGTACTATTACTTTAACCCGAGCACAGTAAACGGGCCGGGGTTTCAGTATGGGATCATCCACACTATGGTTTCCAATGGCGATACTCATAATGGGACCGATAACTGGGTGTTTCAAGTTGCTTATACTACAGGCTATAACGCTATAAAGACGCGGCGAAAAATAAATGCTGGCCCTTGGAGCGATTGGGCATGGGTATGGACATCTGAGAGCGATGGACCCGGAAGCGGCCTCGACTCGGATTTGCTGGACGGTATTCAAGCAGAACGGTTTATCTACGGCGACAACGCGCGAGGGACCGTGCACTATGCGGGTGATCTTAACAACATCACAAAAAGCGGGTTTTACTACGCATTTTCAGGCCATTCCAACGGGCCGTCTGGTGCAAATGGATTTTTGATACATCACCAGATGTCCGTAGACAACAACTTCGCAGCCCAAACGTTTATTGATTACAACAACGACAGATTTTACTTCCGCAGAAAGGTTGACGGAACATGGCAAGGCTGGAAAAAAATATGGAATGAATCGAATGACGGTCCCGGAAGTGGTCTTGATGCCGACACCGTGGACGGACAGCACGCAAGTGCATTCTGGACGAAAAGCGAAATCCCCTACGAAACCGGGACATGGACGCCTGAGCTAACTTTTGGTAATTCGTCAAGTGGCATCACTTATAGCAACAGAAAAGGACGATATACGCGAATCAGAAACGTGGTATATTGGACGATGGAAATGCAGCTAAGTTCAAAAGGTACTGCAACCGGAACTGCTCGGATTAGTGGGCTTCCTTTTATACCACTAAGCACCGCGCCGGACGTGATACTGCCTGTAGGATATGCTACAAGGATTACTCTCCCCTCAGGGGGAGCGTGGGTAAGTGCGCAAATTTTCTGGAATTCCGCGGCACTTGTCTTATTTGCATCTGGGAACGTTGGTACTAATGCCGTCATCACGAATGAGCATTTTGCAGACAGTAGCGGCCTTAAAATACAAGGCTTTTACTTTATTCCTGATTAACTGGAGGTAATCGAAATGGCAAGTGTGATTGAACGCTATACGCTGGACATGTTGACGCCGAACAGCGTGAGCATCAAAAAGCAACAGCATGTCGAAATCAACGGGGTTGAGTATCCAATCGGTGAGCCGTGGCGCCGCGCATACGTAAATAGCGCGTCTGGTCGCCAGCAGGTGCAGGACGAGGTGCCGGAACCGTACCGCTCCGCCATTTTCGCGGTTTGGGGCGACACACCGACAGTCGCTGATCCGGTCGAGGAATCACCGGTCGAAGAAGATGCAGGCTCCGCCGAATAGGCAGGACTTATCGCGCGGCTCGTATACGTTTAATTTGTTCGATCTTCCGAAGTTCAGGCTATTATCATACCAAAGATCGAATCCCATGTGGTATAAATAGCCTGAACGATCCACTTCGGAAGGAGGGGTACATGTGATGTCGGAATTGACCAACTTCGAGCGAATCGGGGCCGTTGGTCTCGCCGCCATGATAGTATTTATCGGCTACAAGATCATGCAACTGCTCATGGATCAATGGCGGGCCAGTACTTCGGCGCAGGAGCGCGCGGTTGATGCACTCAACCGAAACACGGACAGCTTCGAAAAGCTGGCGGCCGTGTTCGAAAAGCAAGCTGAACGTGATGTCGAATTTCAGAAGTTCGTCACGGGCGTACTCAACAAGAATACTTCGCTGCTGACAAGTGCCCACCAAAAAATCACCGAACTTCATGGCGCTGTTCTCCGGCATGGCGTTCCGCGATATGAGGGGGATGACCAAGTTGGCTAAGATGTTCGACACGGCGACGAAAATTACGTCCGCCGCAACAGCGAAGAAGTTCGTCGAATCCGGGTACACGGCCATCGGCCGTTACGCGGTTCCAAACAGTTGGAAATCGCTGACACTGTCTGAAGCAAACATTCTGAAGTCCGCCGGCCTGAAGATCATCTCCATTTGGCAGATCGACGGCAAGAACAGCGTGCTTCAGGGGTATGCAAAAGGAAAGTCGGACGGTGAGCGCGCCGTCGCTTACGCGAAGGAGCTTCAGCAGCCGAAGGGAAGCGCCATCTACACGGCGGTTGACTTCGACGCTCAGGCCAGCCAGATGGAGACCGTCAAGGCGTATGTGCGAGGTTTCCGGGAGGCTGTCAATGCTGCCGGATATCTCGGCGGCGTGTACGGCTCCGCGGCCGTCATGAAGACCTGCATGGCTGCCAAAGTGGCGGACCGTTACTGGCAGACCTACGCATGGAGCAAAGGCGAGGTTGTCAAAGGAATCAACCTGTATCAGCGCAAGAACGACTTCTCGATGCATGGCGTGAACATCGACGACAACGACACTTTTGGCGACGAGGGCTGGTGGCCGCTCGACGTGAAGGAGGAAAAACCGTTCGTGAAAGGAAATACGAAATTCTCGGATGTGCCGGCTGGGCACTGGGCTGAAAGCTCCATCAAGCAGGTTTCCGAAGCCGGGCTCATGAATGGCCTGCCGGACGGCTCTTTCGGCCTCGGCAAACCGGTGTCGCGGGAAGAATTGGCGGCTGTTGTCGCCAATCTTCTGAATAAAACCAACCTGAGTAAGAAGGAGGATTAACGGATGAACGGGCAAGACGTGATGCAAGATGTGCTGCTGTTTGCGTCCGCCATCGTGGTGTTCGTCACCGCACTGGTTCAACTGGTGAAGGTGTCGATCAACCTTCCGAAGCGTGTCGTGCCGCTTATCGGCCTGCTTATCGGCCTCGGCATCGGCGCTGTGGCCTATCCGTTTACGGAGCTCGACCTGATTCTCCGCCTGTGGTCCGGCGGGATCGCCGGCCTGTCGGCTACCGGACTTTTTGAGTTGGTATTCAATAAGCACGAAGGCACGACAAAGGAATAATCGAGCTTCCGAAGCCCGCCTTAATGGCGGGTTTTTCGTTGACAGAGTAAATAAATCTTGATATCGTCAGCTTCAGAAGTCAACCACTTTGGAAAGGAGGTACGCTATGAACAAGATGGAGCTCGTCGCAGCCGCAGCAGCGAAAAGCGGCGACTCGCAACGCGCGACTAAGCGTGCGCTGGATGCGATCGTCGAGACGATCATCGAATGCATGCAGCGGGGCGAGGAAGTGAAGATTCAAGGTCTGGGTACGTTCTCCATATCCAAACGGGCAGCTCGTAAGGGCCGGAACGTCATCACGGGAGAAACCGTCCATATACCGGAGCGCAATCTTCCGAAGTTTACAGCAAGTCTGGACCTGAAGAAGGCTGCTATGGCGTCGAGAACGGACGCGTAAGTTGTGAGCGTAAAGTCAACTGCATCTTAACCAACACCATCAAAAATTCAATAGCGCTGCCGCGGTGGCAGACTTGTTACGCATCTTGTACACAAGCGAATATAGAGTCCCGGAAAAGTCCTGCTTTATGCAGGACTTTTCCGTTTTTAAGCTTCCGAAGCGCGGGTAGAATTCTGGGAAAGGCCTGTGTATGTTGGGTGTGAGGGATAGCAACCCTAAAAGGAGGATGCGCTATGGAACTGAAAACGAAAGACGGGTACTACCTGATCCTGAAAGACCTCATGCCTGTGCTGGAGGACAAAATCCAGAAACTCCAGCGCCGGGCGAAGAAGTTGAATCTTCCGACAATCAGGATCGAGCAGGACGGTGAAGTCGTCAAGAAGGACCGCGGCCGCGTATACGAGTTCATACGCGTACGGCCGATGGGCGACGCGCCTACGCTCGACGGGTGGGAATTCATCGGCACCATCCGACACACGCCGGAAGGGAACATCATCGCCGTTGTTCCGGGGTCAAAATACGAGGCTCCGGCCGCACTGCGGGATGCTCGACCGATGTGCGACCACTGCAAGACCCGGAGAGCTCGCAATGAGACCTACATCGTACGTAACACGAAAAGCCGCAAGGTCAAGCAGGTTGGCCGTTCTTGCTTGAAAGACTTCCTTAATGGTCACGGAAGTCCGGAGGCGGTTACCGCGTTCTTCTCGACATTCAGAAGTTTCGAAGAATTTCTGAAGTCGCTGCGCGACCGCAGCGAAACTTCGGGACGGGACAAGTACCTGCTGGACGTTGAATGCCTGCTGACGTTCGCCGCACAGGTGGCGATCGACGACGGTTATTTTGTAAGCATCACTGAAGCTCGCGGCAATAAGGACGTCGACAGCACTGCCGCCAAAGCCTTGAAGTTCCTGCACAGGCATATGGACCCGTCATTTGAGCGCGACAAGCCGCGCCTGACCATCACGAAAGCGGCGGAGCAGATGGCCGCCGACATCATGGCGTGGGTAAAAGGTAACTTCGGAGGTAAAAGCGTCGACGACATGACCATCTATGAGTACAACTTGACGGTGATGTTCGCATTGCCCGGTGTTAAGCCCCGCGATGTCTACACAGTGATATCCGCCGTGGGCGCTTACAAGCGCACGCAAGAGCGGGAAGTCGCGCGCCGGGCGGAACAACGGCGCTACAAACAGAGCCAGCACGTCGGTAAGGTGGGCGATCGGGTGGAACTTGATCTTACTCTTATGAAGACGCGCACGGTGTGCACGGACTACGGCGATATGCACATCTACGTTTTCGAAGATGACGCCGGCAATGTGCTGGTCTGGAAGACGTCGACGATCATGATGTTCGTTACGGAGAACGACGAACAAACCTTCAAACCCGGCGACAGACTGCGGCTTCGCGCCACAATTAAGGACCACGACGAGTATAACAACATCAAGCAGACGGTGCTTGCCCGCGGCAAAGCGCTCGCCGTTCTCGGATAATCCTGATTATGGTTGGGCTGGTGAACGGATGGGTTAAACCGATCACCAGCCTAGACTTACTTTCATTTCCAATACCAAAATATGGTGTTCACAAAAGCGAATGAATTTGTTCTTAATTGAGAATTCAGTACCAACTCATACGGAATTCGAGGATGCACGCCCTCAGAAGCCTACTCGCTAAAATTTTTGTACCGCGCTATCAGAACGCGAACCAAAAATTTTAGCGAGTAAAAACGAAAGGGTAGACATAGGCGAATTACGTACCAACTCGTACTGAATTCGCAATAGAGAACAGGAAAACAGGCCGAACTTGTCAAAAGTTGTTCAAAGTTGTACAATGGAAACGAACATAATTTATACTTCCGAAGCGGAAATTTATGAAAATAAGGAGCTGGTAAGAATGAACGCGACGATGAACCATGACATGATGCAGGGGAAATGGACGGTAGATGATCTGGTAAAGGTGCTGGATATCCCGGAAGGCGGGGAATCTGCCGTCCGCGCCTACGTCGAGAAGGAACTGGCCCGGGCGGAGAAACACCACCGCGGGTCGGTTGACTGGAAGCAGGGCTTTATCAGCCGCCTCCAGAAGGCTATCGATGATGGCGATATCGAATTTAAGGGTGCCGATGATGAAGAATTCATCCCTGCTACACAAGAGGTTGCGAAGCAGGCGCTGAAGCGCCTGCTGACGGAGAAGAGCGCGGTCATTGCGGAACTGTATGAGAAGCATGCAGAATATAACAAGAAGTACTTCGCCGGCCAGCTCTCCGTGCCGGTCATAACGATCGAGAAGATGTCGAACCGTACGCTCGGCAACTACCAGCCGGAGGACGCAAGCGGTCTGAAGAACCACATCCGGTTCAATGAGAATTTCATTGCGCTTCAGCTCGAGGACGATAACATGGAACGTATTCTGGAGACGCTTAAGCACGAAATGATCCACCAATGGCAGGACGAAGTGCTGTACGCGCCGCGCGGTGAAGAGCCGACACGGATGGTGACCATCCTCCAGCGGGACGACGACGGCAACATTGGTTATGTTGAAGTGCTTCAGAAGCGCCGGCCGAAGGAGTGGCACAATAAGGACTTCCGGGACATGGCCGCCTGCGTCGGAATCCCGGCGAAAGGCGCGAAGTGCTACGGTAACCCGGCCCGCATGCCGGAGGCTAAGAGTTACAACCGGAAATTTACGTGCGGCTGCGTGGCGTCGAATGGGTATCCGGTCACGATCTGGAGCACGCGTCCGATTAACGCGACCTGCAACATCTGCAAGAACCGGTTTATCGAAGTTCCGAAGGCCATGACCCGCGGCAAGGTCATCGAAATCAAGATGTCGCACGTGGAGCGTAAGGGACAGGACGCCGTCAAGGATATGATGCTGAAGCAATACGAGCAGTTCGAGTGCTTCGCGTCGCGGGAAGAAAAGGATATGTTCGTCGCAGCGCTCGAGGGGCCGTTTGAAACGGGCGTTTATCAGAAGTTCCACAACGCGTATGCACAAGGCTACCGGTACTGGGTAGCGTTCAGCGGCAGCCACCCGGGCGCCGTCCAGAAGGGAGCGGAGGATGAGACCTCGGTGAATGCGGCGTCTGAAGCTACACAGGAGCTCGAGCAGGCAGAGAGCGAAACGTCGGCGGCCGCGGAGCCGGTTGCGGTTCGTGAGTACTCCGCGGACAATCCGCAGGACATCATCGACCTGTACCGGGAGGAAGGATCGACCCGGAAGGTTGCCGCGCGTCTGGGAATGGCGCAGTCGACGCTCATGGGCCGGATCAAGAAGTATCAGATCGACTTCAGGACCGGCACGTATGTCATGCCGTGATTGTAGGATTCTGGGGAGGGTGATATCCTATGGAATGGTTGAAAAATGCACTCAGCACTGTCGAGCACGCCAACTTTCGGAAAGTGCGCGCTCGTATGATGCAGGAAGCTTACCTGAAGGGCGAGTCGACGCGGCGCAATGTCCGCGTCGCCTACGCCGACATGACATTCAAGTTCTACTACCGCGGCAGTCTTATCATGGAGTGGGATGTGGTGACGGATGAGACGCGCAACGTGTCCGTGGGCGCATACGAGACGGCCGCCAGCACCATCTACCAACGCACGCAGGCTCGCAATGCGATCCACGAATTTCGGGAGGTCCTGCACGGCTTCAGGGAGGCTCTTAACCTATGAGGCTCGCAATTCTCGGACTGCTCGCCGCCTTTTTCGGGTTCGAGTTTTTCCGGGGCATATCCATGATGTTCGCACGAAATAGCCAGCGATCCCGTATCGAGCCGCCGCGCGTGATGCATGGAACGCAGCAGGGTATGCCGCCAATACACATAACACAGGTCACAATCGTGGGAGGGGACAAAGATGACCGTACTGAAAAGACCGAGTATTGCGCCACCACCGTCTATGGTGGCGACTCCACCGCCGACTATCATCCGCCCGTCCGACTCGATCGCTTCGACCGTTTCGGCCGCCG